GCTTTTGGACTATTAATTTTAATTTCAAGCCTATGTTATCATAGTAAAAAAATACATACTGGAGGCAGTTCATTTATTAATTACAATACAAGCTATAATTTTCTTTCAATCTCCATAGCAACAGTTATCTTTGCTATTCCTGTTTGGTATATTATTGTTAAAACAGACATAATAGAAATAGGAGGTTCACCCTTATATATTTTTATCCCAAGTCTTCTTATATCTTGGGCTATACTTTTTAAAATAGTGGATAGAATTTTTATACACAATAGAAAAACTCAAGAAGTAGTTTTAGGAGATTATTTTACTATTCATAGGAGTAGAAGAGATCTTACACACATCTATATTTTTAAATTTAAAAATTCTTCAGATTTATATTCTACTGGAATATTTAGACAGAGAATTTTTATAGATAAGATTGGCTCTAAATTTTCCTGCACTTTTGGAAAAGGAATTTTTGGAACAAGTTATATAACAAGTATAAAATTAATTGAAGATACTGGAATAGATACTTCTGAAAATCAAACTTCACATAGTTTTTAAAAGAGAAATTTAAAAAAACGTTAGGAAAGAGTAGGGTCCTTACATCCACAACTTCTCTTGATAACACTGCTATAATTAATGATGCGGAACTTCTAAGTTTCAAAAATAAAACTATGGTGTACAGTGAAATTCCTGAAGGTCCTGATAAGGAAAGTTTGCTTAGGTCTAGACCAATTGTTCCTATTTGTTTCAGTATTATCAAAGGTACTGCTAGATAAAGAGGGGGGGGAGACCCCTCTTTTTGCTTGGGAAAATCTACAGAAGTTCAAGGACAATACAAGAAAAAGGAAGGAGCGGAGACAATGAAAATAACAGTAGGGGAGATTCTTTCTCTTGTTGATGACGCAAGACCGAACGCCACAAGCGAGAGTCTTAAATTGCAGTTTTTAAACGAAGTAGAAGCGGAGATATTCGATAACTACCTTGCTTTTCAGAGGGGAACAGAAGCGCATATCAAGCCGATTCATGCGAGGGCGTATCTCCATAAAGAGAAGGACGAACTAAAGGGAAGCGCCGTTAGAGAGGGCAGAACAGAAAGCACCGTGACCATCATGGGGACAGACCCGTATTATATCGGGAATCCCTTAGAGAGCAGGAAGACAGACGGAGAAGCGCAGAACGAAGGCATGCGGGTAATAGAAGAGACTGAGGAAAACGGAGAGAAAAAGATTGTAAGCGTGGATAGGGGGATTCCCGTTCTTGTTCCTTACACGGCGCAGGATATGGACAGCGTAGTTCTCCTAGACAGCCGTTTTAGCGGTATCTATATCGCATACCTTAAAGCAAAGATTGATTTCTTGGAGGACGAAATAGAAAGCTACGCTAACGACGTGCAGGCGTACCAAGCAGAAAAAGAGGCATGGCTTAGCTACATGAATCGCTATCTCATTCATAACGAGAGGAAGCCGAGGGGGTTAATCTGATGAATTTTAAGCAAATGAATCCACTAGGGAAAGCGAAGCAGAGTATCGGCGTGTTCGGGGGACTGAATCAGTCAAGTGTCGGGGCGGATAATGAGTTTTTAGATATGAAAAACATATCGTCAAGGCTATTCCCGTCCCTTACTTTGCGTGAACCGAATTTGCCTTTTACTGAATCAGAAGAGCCTGTACAAATATTTTATAAGAATTCCTTGTATATGTTCGGGAAGAATGCGCTTATCTATGGCAAAAAAAGAATAGCATTAAAAAAGACCGTGGAATTAGACAGGGTTCTAGTCGGAATGGGCGCATATATCTGCATTTTCCCTGATAAGCAGGTATTCAACACTAAGACGGAAGAACTAACCGACATGGAATCGTCATACACGCAGGAAGGGCAAATCAGCATTGCGCCTGTTTCGGAAGGTTCAAGCTTTGTAAAGATTCAAGGGAAGAGCATCGGAAAGAATTTCAAACGGGATGATGTTGTCACGCTTTCGGGTTTTACGCAGTACACGGAGACACTGAATGCCACTAAAGCAATAAAGGAGATAGGGGATGATTTTATTGTCATTTCCGCAGTAGATGAAAACGGTGCGTTTCTAAGAAGTATCACGGAAGAAAGCGGAGTAAAGATTGTTCGTGCTGTTCCCGATATGGACTATGTTTGTGAGTTTAACAATCGCTTGTGGGGGTGCTCCAGTAAGAATCATGAAATCTATGCGTGTAAGCTTGGAGACCCGACCAATTGGAACAGCTTCCAAGGCACGGCAGCAGACAGTTATGCGGTTTCTGTCGGGAGTGACGGAGATTTTACGGGCGTTATCAGCCAACAAGGCTATGTTGTGTTCTTTAAAGAAAACTACATTCATACGATTTACGGCACGAAACCTTCAAACTTCAGCCTTGATACCGTAGAAGCAAGGGGAGTAATGAAAGGGTGCAGTGCTTCTCTTTGCCATGTGAATGAAGCGGTAATGTATGTAAGCCGTGACGCAGTGATGATATATCAAGGGGGAATGCCCGAATCGGTATCGGACAAGCTGAAAGTCAAGTGGAATCATGCCATTGCGGGGCAGTGGAGAGGAAAGTATTACGTTTATTTGCAAAACGATGATCAAGGCTCTATGTATGTGTTTGACCTTAAAAATCAGTTGTGGATAAAAGAAGCGGACATAGAAGGAAAGATATACAGCCTTGTAAACGCTTCAGGGAATCTTAATTCCACTTATGAAAAGCCTTTAAATGGCGTGTTCCCTCTTTATTCAAGAAATACAATGGCAGACGATATGCAGGACTATGAAAACACAGAATGGTATCTTGAGTCTGTGTATTTGGAAGAGGGCACGCTTGACAAGAAGAAGGTGCGTTCTCTTCAGTTTAACATTGAATTAGAGCCGGACGCAGAATGCACCGTGTACGTTCGCTATGACAATGAAGCGACGTGGAGAAGAGAAGCGTCTATTACAGCGGACAAGCGGAATACCTATCTTATCCCTGTGAAGCTAAAGCGTTGCGAGAGATATCAGTATAAACTTTCAGGGCATGGGAAATTCATCTTGTACGGCATGAGTAAGACTATCGGGAAAGGAAGCGAGCGATGAGCGTATTTACAGTTCCGAAGATTGCAATTGGAGAGATTAAGAACCTTGAAAAGGTAAAGCTGTACCTTGCGGAACTGAACAAGAAGATCCGCTTTCTTTCTGAAAATGTGGACGGTGACAATATAGTCCCGTCTGAATATCAGAAGTTTTACCAAAACGAAGAGAAAGCCGTTCAGCTTGTGCATTCTATGGACGGCTTTACTCTTGCTATGGAAGACCACGAAGAAAAGACAAGAGCGGCAATCGAGCAGACGAGCAGGGCGCTAGATTT